TAATGATAACTATGAAAATGACGAGGAAGATGGTGATTTCGTTGTTCCACGGAAAAAAGGACCATTAATTAATGTAAAAAAAAATTATTAAGTTTAGATTAAGTTTAAACTAACTTTAGACTAACTTTAGACTAACTTTAGACTAACTTTAGATTAAGTTTATACTAAGTTTGATTGGGGGCGTATATCATTCGCATCGAACATAAAATTAAATTGTTCATCTAAATTATTTGAGCTCATATTATCATATACATTCCGAGGAATATATCTATATTCTATTTTTTTATTTTCTATTTTATTTTTAAAATATAATTCTAAATACCCAGATACTAAAAATATAAAGCCAATTAAGAATAATAACAATATAAATGGGCGCATATTATACTATATAAATATTTTTTAATTAAAATTTAATTTAATTTATATTTTGATATGATATGGTATAATATTATAAACAGCTTAATTATTCAAAATAATACTAAGTAAATTTTTTAATAATAATAGTATATTATTATATTATTAAATATTATATAATATAATTATAATTATAATAATGAAAACATCTTCTAAAGTAAACTCTACAAATAATACATTGAAAGTAAAAATATTACCACAATTTACTAATAAAATTATGAATGACTATTATCAATTTATAGTAGCCGCATTAAGTTTGGTAGTGGCATTATCTTGGAACTCTGCATTTCAAAATTTTTTCCAACAAAATAAGTATTTACACCTATATGGGCCATGGGCATATGCTTTTTTAGTTACATTAATAGTAATTATACTAGTGTATATATTTGATTTAGTTAAAGAAAATATTTATATAGATTTAAATAATAATAATATTCCTGATATAATAGTTTAATTGAATTTATTTTTTATTTTAAAATATAAAATAAAGTAAAATATATATGGTTAAAATAAATAATGATTTAAAATTATATAATTTTGATAAAAAAATAATTATTCAAGAATTAATATTATTATTAATTTTACCATTAATGTTATTATATTTAAATTATAATATCAAAAATACTATATTATATTATTTATGTATTAGTATATATGTTTTAGTTATAATTTTACTATTAATGTTAAATAATTGTATACATAAAATAAAAGATGGATGGTGTTTTGTATTTCCATTATTATACCACATTCCATTAGTAATACTATATGTGATTTATTTTATAATATATATTAACAAAAAAATAAATTAATTATAAATTTAGTTATCAATAGGTTCGTACTCTATAAAATTATCAAAATTAAAAATATTTGTATAAAATTTATCTAAATTAGATACTTTAAATTGCATATTATAATTTTGTGGTAATAACATATACTTTACTTTATTATTATTCACTTTACTATACTTATCTTTATAGTAATTATAAATTATATTATATATTAATATAATTGAAATAAAAATAAAATACACCTTCATTACTATATATAATTTTTATATTATAATAAATATATAATTAATAAAATATAAATTATTTAAAATTTAACTTTAGATTTCTTTAATAATTTCCTGGGTAGCTTCAGTAGTAGTCGCTTCAGTAGCTTCAGTAGTAGTCGCTTCAGTAGCTTCAGTAGCTTCAGTAGTAGTCGCTTCAGTAGCTTCAGTAGCTTCAGTAGTAGTCGCTTCAGTAGCTTCAGTAGCTTCAGTAGCTTCAGTAGATTCTGAAAATTTAGATTTTAACCATGGATCATCTTCTTCCATTGATTCTATAGTTTCGGATTGTTTTCGGTCATTTTCTAATTTTTCTTTCAACGCCGATTTTTTCTTTTCACGTTTTTCTTCTTCATAAAATAAATCTTTATTAATTTCATTTGTCTTATATTCTTTCATTAATGTATTTAATTCATCTTCTAAATATTCTTCATTTTGCACATTATCAGCTTGCGGGTCCCATGGTAGCCAATATCCAACTTGTCCTAAAAATACATGAAATGAACGGTCATTTCTCTGTAATTCTTTAGCCCTATTTTCAGCCTCTTTTAAACTATCATACACACCTCTTACCTTAACACCTCTAATAGATGTTTTATTATTACATGCTTTATTAAATCTGGTATTTAATTCATCGTTAAATTTATATTTAAAATCATCATAATTACTTTTAAATTGGTCATAATTCCACTTTAAAGATGTTGTTAATTTTTCTTTTAATTTACGTCCGATTTCATGTCTAAGTTCATCTGACGAATCTTTAATAATTTCATCAATAGAATTTTCATATTCACCAGACTGTTGTGTCATATATTTACTAAACATAAATAATTCCTTTTGTTTTAAGGTTTCTTCTGGTGAAATAAATGACAAGCAAACATAATTTTGTCCAGGAACTGGTTTATCGACCTCAAGATAATCTTCTTTTTCGTTTTCTTCTGACATAATAATTATAAATTATAATGAAAGCTTTAAATAATTTATTGAATAAAAAATAATATATATATATATTAATATGACTAAATTAAATTATAGAGAAATTATTCGCCGCGCCTTTAAATATATTATCATTATTGCTACAGTATATTTGGCATGTATTACAGTAACAAATAAATTAAATAATACGGAAATAATATGGATATCAATTATAACTGGATTAATTTATTGTTTAATGGATATTATGATGCCATCTATAAAATTAATAATTAATAAAAATAATTAATTAATAATTAATAAAAAATAATTAATTAATTAATTATTAATTATTATATGTTATATTTTATATGGTTGAAAAATTAACTAGAAGATTAAAGTTTAATGATATGTTTTTTGCTGGAATAGCATATATGATAGGAGCTGGTGTATATACATTAATGCCATTTATTATTAAATATGGTAAAGGTAATTCATGGCTTGCCTTTGTTATAGGTGGTATAGTTAGTATATTTACTGGTTTAAGTTTTGCCAGATTAAATTATGAATATCCTGTTAATGATGCTGAATATAGTTGGATATTAAACATATTTAAAAATAAAAAAAATAATAAGTCAAATAAATTTGTGAAATATTTTGCTTCTACTACAATATGGGTTGTTGGCATTATGGGTATTTTTGCCAGAGCAACTACTGTTTTAGGATTAGCAGAATTTATTTCTACATATAATTTAGGTATACCAAAATATTTAATAACATTTGTTGGATTAGGTATTCCCACATTAATAAATTTGATTGGTGTTAATTACCTATCAAATATAATTAAATCAATTACGGCAGTAGTTATAGCATCATTTGTATTTATAATAGGATATGCTGGTAAAAATGGTAAATTTTCAAATAATAATAATTTGGGAGTAGATACTAATAATTTCCCAAATTTAATTAGGGCGTCATTCATTACCATTTTTGCTTTTACTGGATTTCAATCGGTAGTTCAATTAAGTGAAGAAGCAAAATCAAAAGATGTTATACCAAAAAGTATAACAACATCAGTGATATTCATAACATTTTTCTATTCCATATTATTAATTAGTGTAATATCTATTTTAGGATTAAAGAAAGCTGGAGCTACAGTATATCCTGTATCGGAGGTGTATAATAAAATATTTGGTTCTAATGGACGTAATATAGTTACTATATTATCAATAATATGTATGTTTTCAGCAATAATTACTGGTATATTAGGAGATTCACGATTATTTCAGAAATTATCTGTAAAGGGAATTGCACCTAAATATTTATCAAAATTAGTATCATTGGATAAATTATTTACGAAAAATGAACCATTTGAGAATAGCGAGAATAGTGAGAATGGTGAGAATGGTGAGAATATTGATAATGGCGAGAATGGCGAGAATAGTGAGACTAGCGAAAATAGTGAGAATTATAAATTAGAAAATACTAATAATAATGCTTTATTTGATAAAATGCCTATAGCAGCTATATTAACCGTATTTACATTATCATATGGATTAACATTTGTAAAGGGTGGAATATTTGAATTAATGGCAAATGCTACAAATTCTATGATATTTTTTATATTTAGTGTAGTAAATTTATTAGTTATAGTAAATTATTTTAAATATAGAAACTCTCCTAATAAACCGAAAAGTAGTGATAAAATAATAGATAAATTTTTAAATATATTTCCAATATATGCTATATTAGGATTTATATTATCAATATTATTCTTAATAATTAGTCCAAAATTTTATAAACTAAACTAAATATCACCATATTCACATTCTGAAATATGTTCTATTTGTATATTATTATTATTATTAGTTTGCTTTTCAAAATATATTTTTTTTCGTGTAGATTTAGGTATAAATGGTCTAATAACTTTATATATAGTTTTAAACATTATTTTGGCATTTCTAAAATACATTTTATCTAAATTATCTTCGTAATGAGCACTCAGAAATTGAATTAATGTTTTAATAAATTCATAATCTATATTTTTTGTTTTTGTATCTTTTAAGTCTATATATACATTCAACGTTTGTTGAATATTAGATTTTTTTTTATTTTCTAATATATTATTTACACAAATTATAATATGTTTTATTAATTCTGTATAGTCATCTAATTTTATAAAATAAAGTGTCTCTATTACTAAATCTAAATTTTGATTGATTGTAATTAATTTATTAATATCTAAATTATTTAATAGTGATTTTTTATCTTCATTGGCACTATTCATAGTAATTAAATAAAATATAAAAAAATATTAATATAAACCTACGATATTTATTTCATGTCATTTATGTTATTATTATATATTAAATATATAATAATATATATAGGACATAGTGTCCATAATAAATTTACATACATAAATGGTCTATTTACTAATAAAATTCCAGTAGGAAAGCTATGGGTGCTATAATTTACACTATATTTTTGAGTTGTTTGATAAAAATAGTTAAACATATATAATATACTATTCATTAACTGGGACCCCATCGAAATACTTATTGTAATTAAATATTCTTTACTATTACCATTACTTTTATATAATAAACATATTAAAGAAAAAATACCACATAATATTGCATGACTACTTTCTATAACTCTGCTCCAATTATCTTTAGACATATATTCTCTATCAGCATATGCGCCATATTCGGCATAAAATAATTGAGAAAATCTCCATGGCAATATAGTATCAATATTATAATTTGATGTCCATACATGTGTATTATTTTTTAAAAGATTTTCTGATAATTTATTTACACTACTATAATTACAAATAAATGATAATTCCCATATACCAGTTAATATGGTAAAACTAATCCAATAATATAGTATATTATTTAAATTAATAAAATTAGTAGTGTTTTTCTTAATATTATAAGCTAATATACCAAATATAGAAATTTCTATTAAAGCAAGATAAATTCCAATCATATTAAAATAAATTAATTATTAATATACCTATATATACCTTTAAATTTTAAAAATAAATTAAATACTTTAGTTAAATTAAATACTTTAGTTAAATTAAATACTTTAGTTAAATTAAATACTTTAGTTAAATTAAATACTTTAGTTAAATTAAATACTTTAGTTAAATTAAATACTTTTGTTAAGTTAAATTAAATACTTTTGTTAAGTTAAATTAAATACTTTTGTTAAGTTAAATTAAATACTTTGGATAAATTAAATTAAATACTTTGGATAAATTGCCAATTTAATTCTTCGCATATTTTTTTCCATATCTGGTCTTGTTGATGTAATTTTTCACGAGATTTTAATAAAACAAAACATGCTAAAAATTCATCTAATTCTAATAATTCTACAAATTTATGTAAAACATATGAATATGACAAAAAATTTTTTCTATCGTGTGGACAGTGCTTTAAAAAGGGTATCTGTATTTCTTTAAACATTCTTCTAAGTTCTTCCTCGGTATTACGAGTCATTATAGGAGGCGGAATACCATTTAGCTTATTGATAATATGTGGTATATGTTCATAATATTTATTTTTCTTTAATTTTTTTAATATTTCTCTTAATTTTTTCTGAGATAGGTGTTTCATATCTAATATGCGCTCTTTTTTTAATTCTAAAATTATTTCATTATATATATCTTGTGGAATATCGGTTGATTCTTTTGCTTGAAATTGTGCCAACCATTCATTAAAATGGTTAATTCTTTTATATGCAAAGTAACATATTTCTCTTGGAGGATCTTTATATGATGGTTTATCTGAATCAATTAATATTGGAGATTCTTCACCACAATTAATACAAATTTTCTTAGCATCTGATAAAAATATTTTTTTTTCTATATTACACTTACTACATAAATCTAAATTTATATCATTATTAATACGAATTTTATTATCAACTTTATTTAAAAATTTATTATATAGTGTCGCTCTAGAGTCATTATTTGTATTGATAATATTTTTATTTTTAGATGTATTAAAATAATCCATTATGGATTTACTATTATTATTATTTGAATTAACTGTCACTGCTTCTGTGTCATTATTTAATGAATCGTAGTATTGAAATAATATTTTTCCAGTATCTAATAAATAATTAATATCATTATTTTTATTTTTAATATTTTCAATGTCTTTGACTAATGATTTAATTTCAAATTGAACTTTTAATTTATTTTCCAATTGTTCTGAATTTAAATTATGATTATTATTATCAAAATTATTATATTGTATTTTTAAATTTGTTAATTGAGTTTCTTTATTTTTTAAACTATTTTGTTCTTCAGATAATTCATTTATATAATTATTATGTTTGGCATCTAATGTAGTGCGAGTATCACATTTTTTTTTAATTTTATTTTTATGTTTAAATGACATCTTTAAATATAATTTAATTATTTAATATATATTATAATTCTTTAAGTATTAATACTTAAAGATTAATTAAAGATTTAAATTAATTTATAAATTATATTATATGGCTGGTGGATTATTACAATTAGTTGCCTATGGCTCACAAGATATATATTTGACAGGGAATCCCCAAATAACCTTTTTTAAAATAGTATATAGACGACACACTAACTTTTCAATTGAATCTATTAAACAAACATTTAATGGAACCGCTAATTTTGGACAAGAAGTTTCAAGCACTATTCAGAGAAATGCCGATTTAATTTATAAAATGTATTTACAAACAACATTACCATCAGTCGATATTAGTAAAGGAATTGAAGCTGGTGGAAATCAATATAAAGCATTTAGATGGCTAAATTGGATAGGTCATATTTTAATTAAATTTGTAGA